CATACTAACATACCATAACTATTAAAACGCATTACCCGATGAGGGTAGACAAAGCCACATGTATCACACATGGCTATTGCGTTCTTATTACTTGCCATTTTTTGTCGCCCTTCCAAAACCACGTTGAGCAATCTTAATACCTTTAGGTCGTTTTATTTTACCACCCTTACTTCTACTTGTGTAACCAAATAAATCTTTTACAAAAGGTATTTTACTTATAGGGATTTCATAATCTATACGCCCGACTTTACTCTTACCTTGTTTTGAACCTGATCCTTTTAAATCACCCCCAAAAAAATTATTAATAGCAAATTCAAGTGTTTTTTTATTAGGAATTGAATCTACGTATTTACTTGTAGGTTTGATCTTACTTCCTGAAATACTATAATCGCCAATTCTTAGTCCTACTCCACGTTCTTTTTCTCTATAATCATCTTTTCCTACTTTTAAATTTCTTATTTTTGGAATTATAGTTACTTTTTTATTTATATCTAATTCAGGTTGAAAAACAGCATCTACTGAAGGAGCTTTTCCCTTTTTTTTAGAACCTTGTATTTTAAAATTAGGTCTAACTTTATTTTTCCTTTTTTTAGGAGAAAACCGTTTCTCTAATTCCTTAAACTTTTTTTCTGTTATTTTTACCATTAGACATACCTCAATCTAGGTACAACCCTCATGGTTGCTCGTTCACGATCTTCTTGGAAGGCTCTGGCAAGAAGTTCTTCGTAGTTAGTCTTTAACATCTGTATCCTAGAAGCTTCTACACCGGGCCGTTTCATTGACATATAGTATGAAAGCCCACAGGTAAGGGCTGGAAGAAAACGTGTAGGCATATCCGCATTCTGTTCAGCAGATTTATCTACATCCTGCAATGCACTGATACGTTCAATCTTCATTATATCAGTAGAGTTCTCAGGAATAGGCCATACTGAAAGAACAGGGTTATCCCGTCCCCTGCGTATAGAATACTGAGAAGGTCTGCCTGTCTGGGTCTTATTAGGAATTATTAGATATTCTTCAGGTGAGATACGACTTAATTGAATGTCGGTACTATCTCTATTAAGAACAACCTCAAGGGCATCTATAGTAGAGCTACTGAGGCTATAAGCACCTACACTGGAAGTTACAGTAACAGCAGTAGTTTCTGTAGTCCACAGAAGAACTCCCCTGTTCTGCCAGTCTTTAAGCATAAGGTTTATTGAACGTCTAGCAGAAGCAGGTTCATGACCAAGAGTTTGCTCTCCCCCGATCATCTCAATTGCTTCTTGTATTACTTGATCTATATCAAGATTGAAATCATATGTACCTGATACTGCCATTATGTTCTATACTTTCTTGTTTTCTTAGCTATTCTTTTTGGCTGCTTCACGAACTGTTTCCCGGCAGCAGTCCCTTTTCTCTTTGCCTTGGTGGTCGCTGCATATTCCTTTGATGACAGTGCTTTGATTGCTTTCTTGGGAAGATACCGCTCGCCCGTCTTGCTGCTTTTCTTGCCTGATTTCGTTGTCCATTTTTCTTTTGTCCATTTAGCTAACTTGTTAGTAGGCTTCTTCTTACCTGAGTACGTACCACCAGCATCCTTATAATACTTAGTGGCTAACTGCATTGCTCTTGCTGAGTGCTTACCACCCATCTTGCGCTTTGCTCTTGACTTAGCCGCAGCCCACTTCTTAGGATCACGCTTCTTGGCGACTGCCATTAACGGCCTACTTTCTTCATTGCCTCTTTATGAGCAGCACCAAAAGTTTTTCCGCTTCCCATTGCTTTCTTCATACTAGCCATGTGTTTTGCTGTATGATGTACTGCGTGTTTTTTTAAAGTTTCTTTTTGCCTCATAGTGAGAGGTTTAGTTTTTTTCTTAGATATTGTTTTTTTTGGCATTAGCTACCCCTTAATTCTTTACGACGACCTTTATTAGCTGGACGCTTCTTCATACTCTTTTTAATACTACCACCATGTTTCTTCCAAGAATCTATGCTATCATTTAAAGTATCATAGTTATAATCAGGAATAGCTCTATTCTCATTTCTAAATGCATCAGCAGTTCCTACTCTACTTCCTGTAATACTTTTAAATGTCTTATCTTTTTTAAATAAATTTGTAAGACCCTTAAGATCAGGTCCACTAGTGTTTCTTTCTCTAAATGGATCATCAGATAATTCTTTTATCATAGATTTTTTATTTATTGTAGTAGGACTTTTATTTCTTTTAGAGAGTTTTCGTATTGAGAGTGGTTTTCTAACACCCTTTATCTTTTTCTTCTTTTTCTTCTCTTGTATTGCACTCATACTAACATCTCCATCTTTTACGAGCCTGTCTTAGCCTACTGTTAGGATTACTTGCAGCCTTGGGAAACTTCTTCATTTGTCCTGCTGATCTAGCACAGTAAGACTTACGTCTTGTCGCACGCTTACCAGTAGGTTTCTTTTCAGTCACAGCAGTCTGTAGTTTAGAGCCGGGGTTCTGCCTACGATACTTGGCAACACCCTTCTTGGTCATGCCAGCACCAGACTTGGTAGGACGCTTCATTCCCTTACCAATAGTCATACCCTTCATGTTACTCTTCTTACGCTTTACTGCCATATGTATATCTATACTTTTCTTTCATGTAAACTATAAGAGAACTATAATATTCATCCCAAGTTCTATACTCTTCTTTAAGAGGTTTGTCAATAGTATTATCTATTAAATCATAATCATCTATACCTGCATCAATCGACTCTTGGTATAGTTTTAATAATTTTTTATTGTTCACTACTGTCCTTCTACTTTAAAAGATTTACCCTGCTGATAGTCTTCTTCAACTACAACATCCTGTGGCTTACCTTTTACTGATGGTCCCTTACGTGCAGCACCAAATCCCTGACCCGTAGGTTTACCTACAATGTCATCCAATGGAATACTGCGATCAATTAGTGTATGTGGTCCCGGCATTATTTCTTTCCCTTTACTTTTTTATAGATTACAATTGAAAGAAGAACAATACCTACAGCAACAAAACAAGCTATTCCAATATTATTATCAGGATTAGGTTCTGGCTTCTTTACAGGCTGTTCAACAACAGCCATTGTTTTTACTTCTGTTTTCTTTTCCATATTAATTCTCCATTGTTTGTCGCAATAATTCTACGAAAGATAAATTTCTAATTGGACCACCACCAGCTAAACCTTGTACGAATGATGGCTTCTCATATCCGGGTGGCACGAGTTGGTTATTACTGCTTCCATAAGGTACATATCCAACATCTCCGGGCATTGGTGTTGCTGACGGCATTGTTGGTTGCGCTGGTGGTGGCATTGTTGGTGTCGGCATTGGTGGTGGCATTGTTGGTGTCGGCATTGGTGGTGTCGGCATTGGTGGTAGCATTGGGTAAGGAAAAAAGCTCATTGGTGGCAGCATAGGCCTAGCAGTCTGACCGCCGCTATCCCTTCCTCCTTCTCTATCTTCTCCAATACCTATGTACCGACCCATATCACCGTCAAGTCTATTTTGCTGTTGTGCAGCGACCTGCTCTTCGTAATTTAGAGGTGAAGGGGGGCGTCCCTGCATCCCGGCTAGTGGCTGCGGACCCATTAGTGAGCTTAAACCTAAACCAATTTGTGTTTTACCAAGACCGGGATCACCACCACTATTAGGGGCTGAAAATTCATAAAAAGGTGATAGTGGTGCAGGACTCACCGGGGGCTGTTGGACCACAGGATTAGTAGAAGCCTGATTAAGACTATACAAAGAATCGTAAAGAGCCATTATTTTTTCCTTCTATCTTGCACTACTGTCTTTTTTAGTTTACGTTTAGACGGGGGCTTTGAAACCTGCTGCCTAATACTAGAACGATTAGTCATAACTGTTACCAGTTACTTGACCACCTGACATTCGATAAGTAATTGGGCCACCTTTTTTATAGCCCTTTACTTTACCACCGGCTTTAGCATATCCCATTTTATTGCGAACTGGAGTAGGAAGCTTTGCTAGGCCGGGATTGTTTACAGCTTTAAGAGAACCACCCATATTCTTTTTCATTACTTTACCGCCACCCATCCTCTTAGGTTGATTCTTCATATCATAAGATACATCTCCAGAGATAAATACTTCAGGTTTAAGATTATTTGTTTTAATTTTATTATTTTGTGAAACTTTTGGTTTACGTTTAGGTCTAGGTGCAGTTACTACTTTCTTTGCTTTTTTATCACTAGCAGTTTCTTTAGGAGTTCCTTTTATCTTCTGAATAGTTTTACGCATTTTACCACGTTCAACCTCTTTCATATTTTTAAAACTTTCAGCACCAGTCTTAGACATTTGATCATAAGCAATAGGTCCAAGAAGAGCAGCTATTCCAATCGGACTTGTAGGTAATCTTTTACCATATTTAGAAAGATTAACTGTTTTATTTCTAAGTCTACCATCTTTACGAGATCGGGCTGTAACAGTAGAAACTTTGTTACCAGTACTTTTACCTGTCCCTAGTCGCCCTTTATCTTTAGGGTCTTGCTTTACAGTCGCTACATTCTTTATACTACGAGGTTTATCTATATCCTTTTTAAGAATTTCCATTCTTCCACGAGTTTTTTTACCCGCTTGATATCTGTTATCTTCTTGGATTGGTCCACCTTTTTTGTAACCCTTTACTTTACCGCCATCAAATTTTTTAACTATGGGAGGTTTTGTTAATGCTTTCATTAATTGTTCTCTAGTAGAACCTTCTAAACTAGTAGGATTTTGAATACCATGCCGTTCCATAACAGCAGTTTTTAATTCTCCCATAGTCATTGGTTTTGATTTTTTTTGAGTAATAATTGTAGGTGTAGATGTGTTAGGCATTATGGACTCCCCGGTGTAATTGTATCAGGACCACCAGCAGGTGAGGCAGCAATTGCCATGTCATCCTGACGTGTCCTTCTAGCTTGGTTTCTTAGTG